GGTATGGGTGAGGAGTGGTTAATTGGTGACATGAACTTTACTGTTATACTTTATCGTATAGATAGATATAAAACCAAAACAGATGATGTTTATGGTGAGGTTTTGGAAGACGGAATTCAATTCTTGGCTCCTGTTGAGTTAAAGGGTTACGTTCAGGTTATGGCTCCGACAGGTAAAAATTACGGTAATTCAAAAATAGAATTACAAGAGCCTGGTAACATGAAGTTCTCAATCTATCAAAAAACTTTAGAGGATTTGGGGGTTGAGATATTCCAAGGAGATTACTTTGGTTACTATGAGAGTGAGGATAGGGTTAGATATTATGTTGTTAGTGATGATGGATACGTAAGGTCCGATAATAAACATACGTATGGTGGATACAAACCATTCTATAGAACAGTAGTTGCCACTTATGTTAGTGAAAATGAATTCAGAGGGATATGATAATATTAATAACCGAGGTTCAAAGAAAATCATTAGCCAATAATTTGATTGGTGAAAAGGTTATGGTTTATTATAACCTTCACAAACACACCTTTTCAATTCAAAAAAATGGTCTTGTTGTTCTTCATGTTGATTATGTTAAATTGAAGAATGTTGAATTTCGTGTTAGAGTTGGTGGTAAAGAAAAAGTTAGGAAAGAAAAGTCAAAAAACGTTCATGCGTTTGTTATTGGAACATTGGAGGATTTTTGTGAATACCCTTGTGAGAATATACCACAAGAACCTGATGGTGAGGTTGTAACTTATAATCCATATTTGTTTGATAGTTTTGTGTTTAAAAAAACTAAAGAACCAGTGTTTTTTGCAAAAACGGTTGAAATGGTTAATTCAAAAAATAAAATATATATAATTGAATAATAGTTAATAAAATGGAATACTTAATTTCTGAAAACCAACTTAAGTTTTTAATCAATGAGATTGAATACGACCCTGAGGTTGAAAAGATTCAAAAAATACTGATTAAGAAATATGACTTAGGTGACTTTGGTCCAAAAAAAGACGGTGTTGATGGTAAAGCCGGTCCGTTGACAAGAAAGGCTTATGAAAAAGAGTTTGGTAAAGAATTAACTCTTAAAAGTAAAACCTCTCTTTATTCGCCCGATAAATCTCCTGTCAAATCAACTGGTTCATTTGATGCCGTATTGGTTGGTGGGTTAGATTATAGAGACGGAGATTTGGACATTAATTCACAAGTAAAATTATTAAATTCAGGATTAGGAAACGATAAGAAAATTAAAGGTTTCAGATATAGCACTTCAACAAGAGATATTGAAGACTTCTTGGAAAAGAATCCAAAGATTCCTGTCTACTTATTTAGTGCTGGTTGTAAGAAAGCAAATGAGTTAGCAATAAGTCCATATGTAAATAAAAATAAACTTTTTATAATTGAACCATATGCCGTGGGACCAGTTACTAAAAATAATATTAGAGCCGCTGTAAGTAGTGGGGTTCCTTCGTCAAACGTGTTTGTGGGAAAGTCAGGAGGTAGAGGTGCTGGTGTTGTAAGTGGTGCTAGTTCATCTAACTCGTCATCTCATTGGGGTGCATTAAAACAAGTTGGATTAATGACAAAATAATTAAAGAATGCCATTACCTAAACAAGTCAAACCAACGTTACCATTAGTTCCTCAGAAGACATTGTCTGCAAGGAGAGAACAATTGTTGGAATTTATTAATAAGGATGGGACTTATCTTCCTAAATCTGTATTACATGCTGATTTGGATAGAGGTATGTTAGATTTTGTTAAAACTGAATTAGAGGTTGTGACGGCAGGTAAAGTTGTTCCTATGGTTGATACAATCATAACAACTCAAAACTGGGCTCAGTATGTTGAAACTGCATTATTCGTTGATTTGGATTTTAACCCTTCACCACCTTTTATCACAGTTGTAAGAAGCCCTGACGTTAAATACGGAACTAATCCCGCATTACAATATACAATTCCTAACAGGAAACAATTCTATTATGCATCAGTTCCAACTTGGAATGGTAATGAACAAGGTATGGATATATACACAATACCACAACCAGTTCCTGTTGATATTAATTATAGTCTTAAGTTTATCTGTAATAGAATGAGAGAGTTGAACCAACTCAATAAAATTGTTATGCAAAAGTTTTCATCAAGACAAGCATATACTTTCATTAAAGGTCAATATGTTCCGATAATATTAAATAACGTAGCTGATGAGTCTCAAATGAATTTGGATTCAAGAAAGTATTATGTTCAAAGTTATGATTTCACCATGTTAGGTTATTTGATTGACGAAGAAGAATTTGAAGTTAAACCAGCAATTGCTAGAGTGTCTCAAGTATTCGAAGTTCAATCTGACATCAAAAAGAAAAAAAGAGATATATATCCTGAAAATCCTGATGAGTTCGGTCAAAACTTTTTATTTGTTTCGGGTAACACAGTTCTTAGCGGTCTTGTTGATTATACTGTTGACATGACTTTTATTTCTTCAAATAATATTAATTCGTATGATGTTTACATCAACAACAATTATTATGGAACAGACTTGAATGTTATTCAAGTAACTTTGGATGATATCTTGAGAATTGAGGTTATTAAAAATGATAACACGTTGGAGGGTAATATTCTTTTTGAAAACAAGTTAGTTTAGTTCTCTCCGTAGATATCTTTCTTTTCAACACACTTTTCCATTATCAAATTTTCTAAAAACTTATAAATTTTTATTCCTCTCTTGTCACAGTATTTTTTTAGGATTTCATGTGATTCAGGGGATATTTTTATGTTTTTGATTTCTTTCTTTGTTTTCATGGTAGAAAAAAGGCAGAATTAATTCTCACCGTTTATAAATAGATATCAGAAAGTAAAGTTTTTTCATTCAGATACTAATATTTATCATTAAAATAAATCTGCATTAGAATAATTTAATAATGGCAACAGCACAAGCAAATCAAAAAGTATTCGTTTCACCTGGTGTATACACCTCTGAAACTGACTTATCTTTCGTGGCTCAAAGTGTCGGTGTAACTACACTAGGTCTTGTTGGAGAATCCATCAAAGGACCAGCATTTGAACCTGTATTTATTACCAACTATGATGAATTCCAAGCTTACTTTGGTGGAACAATTCCAGAGAAGTTCGTGAATACACAAATCCCTAAATATGAAGCGGCGTATATTGCCAAATCTTATCTCCAACAGTCTAACCAAATGTTCTTTACAAGAATTCTTGGTTTATCTGGTTATGACGCAGGTCCATCTTGGAGTATAAGAGTAACAGCTAACCCTGACCCGACAACTATCGGTATCAACTCGGCAATTGCAACGGCTCCTTGGAGTGCGTCTTTCACGGGTTCTACTTCAGGAAATACAATTACATTTGTTGGAGGTGCATTACCGGCACCTGTGGCTTTAGATTTAAACACTCAATTTACATTATCAAACGGTTCAACTTCAACATATGCTGAAGGTTTTAACACATACGTTGGTAATATAATTGATACTCCTTCTTTATCTGCAACAACAGCAGTTGTTTACGGGTCAATTCCTGGAACTGATTATGCGAATTTATCAGGTTATACAACAATTGTTAATGCGTTTGGAAGTGATTCAACTAATTTAGATAATAACGATTTATCATCTGGAGATAACGACCCTTGGTTTTACGCAACATTTGATATCCCTAATGGAAACAACTATTCAGGATATTCATTTGATTACGTAGTTTCTAATTTAGTTTCTTTAGGTAGCACTGTTTATAGTGGAACAGTGTCAGGTAATAGTTATACTTTTTCTGGAACTGCTTTCCTTGATTATAACAATATGGTTGTAGCTACTTTACGTTCAAGAGGTATTTCTCTTTTCACTAATAGTGCTTCAAGTCCTAATCACGGACCTGTTTATGAGGTTACAGGCTTAACTGATGTTCAGTTAGTTTGTTCTGACCAATACTCAGGGGTTACTAAGAATCCTTTTGGAACTTTCTTAGTTTCTGGTGTTACAAAGGATGCTGATACGTTCTCTTTCGAGACATCGTTGTTAGCGTCTTCTTCAAAATATCTTACAAAAGTGTTTGGTATTGATAACTTTGGAAAATCGAGAAATGAAGTTCCATTGTTTGTTGAAGAAATTTATCCAGGTTCTTTAAACTACGCATTCAATCAAAGTTACATTAGAGGTTTGAATTGTGAATTAGTTGCTTTACCTGAAGCAAGAATTACAAACTCAACAACGACAATAGCTTGGAAATTACAAAGATATCAGTCACCTAAGACTCCATACTTTGTTTCTGAACTAAGAGGTAATAGAGTTTATAATCTTTTCAGATTTATATCTATTTCTGACGGTGATGCTGCAAATACAGAAGTTAAGGTTTCAATTGCAAACCTTTCATATAATAATATGACATTTGATATTTTGGTTAGAGATTTCTTTGACACAGACCAAAATCCTGTAGTTCTTGAAAAATATACGAATTGCACAATGGACCCAGCAACTAACAACTTTATCGGTGTTAGAATTGGAACTTCAAATGGTGAATACGCTTTAGTTTCAAGATACATCATGGTTGAAATGGCGGACGGTGCTCCTATCGATGCTCTTCCTTGTGGATTCAATGGATACACACAAAGAGAGTATGAAACTGCATCCAACCCTTCACCTTATATTGTATTCAAAACAAAATATAACTTCCCTGGTGAAGTAATTTATAATCCTCCGTTTGGAACTACTTCAGGTGGCTCTAACGCGGTTGAATCTCCAGGTGATGTTGTTAGAAGAACTTATTTAGGTTTCTCAACACAATACGGTATTGATGATTCGTTCTTACAATACAAAGGTCAACAAAACCCTATTGGTGATTGGGCACAAGCAACTGAATCTATTCCTTGGAATTATCTTTCAAAAGGTTTCCATATGGACTCAGGTGCAACCGTTGTAACAATTGGTAATATATACGACACAAGTGGTCAAACAGCTTTCGAGTGTGGTGTTGCTGAATTCAGAAATGACCCAGAGTCTCAGGAAAACCCTTACTATTTTATTTACGCTAGAAAATACACATGTTGTTTTGCTGGTGGATTCGATGGTTGGGATATCTACAGAGAGTGGAGAACAAATGAAGATAGATTCCAATTAGGTGCTTCAGGTTTCATGGCAGGTTTCGCACCTGACCAAAGATATCCAACAGCAACTGGTGATGGTATCTTTAAGAGAATAGTGGTTGAGAATAATAGAAGTGATTTTGCTAACACTGACTACTACGCTTACTTACTTGGTATTTTAACTTTTGCAAATCCTGAATCTACAAACATTAACGTGTTCGCAACTGCATCAATCAACTATATTGATAACTCAAACTTAGTTGAAGCGGCAATCGATATGGTTCAATTCCAAAGAGCGGATTCAGTGTATATCGCAACGACTCCTGACTATGACATGTTCTCACCAGATGCTACTGACCCTCAGTTAATTGTTTATCCACAAGAAGCTGTAGATGCTCTCGATAACACAGGAATCGATTCTAACTACACAGCGACTTACTATCCTTGGATACTTGTAAGAGACACTGTTAATAATACACAAATCTATCTACCTGCAACAGGTGAAGTTTGTAGAAACTTAGCATTAACTGATAACATCGCATTCCCTTGGTTCGCATCAGCGGGTTATACGAGAGGTCTTGTAAACTCAGTTAAAGCGAGAGTTAAACTAACTCAAGAAGATAGAGATACATTATATCAAGGTAGAATTAACCCTATCGCAACTTTCTCTGACGTGGGAACTGTAATTTGGGGTAACAAAACTTTACAAGTTGCTGATACCGCTCTTAACAGATTAAATGTTAGAAGATTGTTATTACAAGCTCGTAAGTTGATTTCAGCGGTGGCTGTAAGATTATTGTTCGAACAAAACGACCAAATTGTTAGACAACAATTCTTAGACAGTGTTAACCCAATCTTAGATTCAATCAGAAGAGACAGAGGTTTATACGATTTCCGTGTAACAGTTTCATCTACTCCTGAGGATTTGGATAGGAATACACTTACAGGTAAGATTTACTTAAAACCTACGAAGGCATTAGAATTCATCGACATCGAATTCTTCATCACTCCAACAGGAGCTTCGTTTGAAAATATCTAATACTGATAACAGTAATTCAAAATCCCCCACCACAAATGGGGGATTTTTGTTTAATAAAGGTATTTATATGTTATGGGAAAAAAATTGATT